CTCTGGAGCCGTCCATTGGCAGTGTGCCATTCTCTTGATTTAATGGATCGCGTCCGCCAGGAGGCACAGCACCTCCCACTTTGGGAGCAAGCATTGCATCGTTGGCCTTGAGCGATGGGTCAAGGGCAGTCTCCATTGACCACTCAGAGCCGCCGTAACGCGCCTCTCGTACTTCCTGTGGATGGAGTACCCCCAGTTGCAGCATCCTGCCGTCCACGGCTGCTACACGGGCTCTTACGTCGGCCTTCTCGCGCTCATTCAGTTCAAACAAGTCATTGAAGGACACCCTCCAAGATTCAGGTAGTTCGCCCTTAGTTGGCCCAGACTTGCTAAGCATGATCATTTCCATCAGCTTCTGCAAAGGCCGCTTGTAATGTGCTGCCTGATAGTCGCCAAGGAACTTTGCGAAGTCTCGCTCTTCGCTCCTGCCAGTGGCACCAAGGCCGCTTGGGCTCTCGCCAAAGAGAATCGTATGGGGAATCTGTGAGGCGCCAATAATGTCAATGCGGAGCTTTTCCAGTACGTCGCCAATGCCGCTTAAGTTGCGTGTAACGTAATCAAGTTCCTCGCGCTCGGCGTCAATCGCATAGCCGCGATAGATGCTCTTGCTCATGTCATTCAACACCAAACGCTGCCTCACATCGTTCTCTTTTCCTGCCGCAAGCATTGTGCTCAGGCCACGCAGCTTATGCACAAACACGTCAAACTCAACCAGCACTGTCGCCGCAGAATTGAGGCCAGTCCAATAGTGCCGGAAGCTGTCGTAGATGGTCTGCAAGCTGCTCATTCCCCACCCATAGTTCCTTTGCCTGATGCGATAGGGCAACCATTCGCCGTCGAAGCGCAGAATCCTATCCTTGTGGATCTTTTGCAACTGCGGCTGTTGAATGAGATCACCTGAGATGATTTGGTAGTACGTCGCTTTGGAGTAGTCGTATAGGTTTTCCTCGCTGATAACTGGCGCAATCTGCCAGCGATCAAGCACTTCCATCCCTTCAATGGCGCGAATGTTGCGCTTGTCTACTGGTTGATCCGCCTCTCGCCCATCGTCAATGTAGAGCAGAATCACCGAGCCGCCATACAGCCTGGCGTTCTTGCTGGCAAGCATAAAATGCTCCAGGATGTAGAGGTCTTCAATGATTTGCTCAATGCCTGCTACTTCTTCTGCTTTTGCACCATCACCACCAAACAACACTTTGTAGCCTTTGCGCGTAGATTGCTCTGCTACTACGTCGATGACGCGCCTGCATATCCACTCTCCATAGAGATTTTCTAGTTCCTCCTGTGCGAGGAATACAATGGGTTGAGTGGTGGTGTGACGGCTTTTATCTCGGCTCGTCCCCATCCCAGTTAGGACGTTTGCCAACGAATCGGCCCTGAGCCCGTTTTCCGTGGCGTGTCCAAGATCAACTACGTCGTCTGCCATTGCGTTCCCGTGGCTAGTCTCCCCATTCTAATAGTGGTTATCATGGCGACGATACCCATGCTTTTATGGCCCCCACTCCCATTCTTTTCACATTCACTGACGAAGAGCGGCAACTAGCGATGGCGGAAGGTCGTCGCAGGCAAGCTGTGAATGAAGCAAAAGGGCTGAGAGGTAGGAACAAGGGGCCACGATTTGGCGATGAAGCATTGAAAGTGCATTTGCTTGGTGCGGCAGGGGAAGTCGCAGTGGCCTCTTTCTTAGGGCTAAAGCATGAGCTGTTTAAGGAAACTGAGGCAAAGCGCGGCAGTGAGGACCTGCCAGGGATAGATGTCAAAACCCGGTCGAAAAGTTATTACGATTTGATTGTGCAAAAGGGAGAATGCCCTGAGCGAAAGTTTGTACTTGTGACCATTGATAGCGGCGAGACACTGCTTCATGGTTGGTGCTATGGGCATGAGGCTATGCAGGACAAATTCTGGGCTGACCCTGCAAGAGGGCGGCCAGCGTATTTTGCAGGGCAATCGTTTCTTCGTCCCATGGAAAGTTTGAAATGACACTTTCTTGCAGCGACTTTGCTAAGCACGCGCTCGGCGTAGAGTTGTGGCCAAAGCAGAAAGAGATTCTCAACAACCTGTTCGAGAGCAAAATCAATCACGCCATTTGGGTGCTGGGCAGGCGCAGCGGAAAAACATTCATGGCCGCAGTTGCGGCGGTTTATATGTGCTTTGTTCAGGACGATTACTTCATTAAAAAGGTGAGAAAAGGGGAGAAATGGTATATCGTAACTGTGGCAAATGATCTTGGTCAGTCTAAAATTGCTCTTGATAACATTAGGCAGTTGATATTAAACAGCCCATTTGCCCAAGAGATCGAAAGAGAGACAAGTTTAGAAATTGAAATAAAAAATGGCTGCGTTTTTCAGGCTATTCCCGCATCGGCTCGCGCATCTCGCGGTAAAGCAGTCGTAGCGATTCTACAGGATGAGTTGGCGTTTTCTATTGAAGGAGATGCGAATAGAGGTGCAGAAGCTATGTACACAGCTTTGGCTCCTTCCATTGCTCAGTTTGGCAAATACGGGAAGATTATTGAGCTTTCTTCTCCCTATTTGACATCAGGCTTGTTTTACGAACACTTCAAGCAGGCCCAAAGTGGCCAATTTCCTGGCATGGAGGCGCGTCAAGTTCCCACTTGGGAGGTGAATATCCACTTGAAGTGGGGCTGTGACTTCCTTGAAAACGCACGAAGGAAAGACGAAGAATCGTTCTGGGTGGAGTTTGGCGCTCAGTTCCGTTCAAGTAACTCAGTACTACTTGCCCCAGAGATTGTTGATGTGGCAGTCAACAAAGACAGAACCATCCTTCCTCCAAAGATTGAATACAAGGGCACTTATGTACTGGCGCTAGACCCTGCTCGCGGTGGCGTTGGCCGAGACGACTACACGGCCTGCGTTGTTCATTACGAAGGAGAACGACTGGTAATCGACAAGTTCTATGCGTTTGATGCGGACTTTGACATCGGCGGAAAGAAAGAAGTGAGCATTGCCAAGGTGGAAGAATGGATCAAGGAACACCATCGCATTTATGAGTTTGAAAGCATTGTGCTTGACCAGTTTAATAGCTCTGCATTGATACAATCGCTTGCAAAAGATTATCCAATCTCGGAACTTGCATGGAGTGTTTCTACAAAAATGCGTGCTTTTAGCAAGACCAAAGAGTTATTCAATGCCGGACTGATCGAACTTTATCCTCACAAAAAGGCTATCTGGCAGCTCAAAAACTTAAGCGTTATCTACAGGACGAGCGGCCAGTGGAATGTAACAGGTGGCAAAGAGAGTGGCATTGATGATTATGCCTTCGCCCTCGCAGGAGCCGTGCTGGAAGCATCTAAAGACTCGGACATCGACTGGCTAAACTCGCTTATCCGATAACTCCCGCTACAATTTTCACAAATGCGCCTTTTTCGCTTTTCCTGAAAATCGCAATGAACATCTCCCTGTCCATAAAGGAAACCACATTCCTCGTTGCATTGCTAGAAGCGGACAGGCAGACTGCCTTGCAACTCTTGGCTGCAGAGCACTTTTACAAGCCAGAATTGCTACCGAAACTGCGCAAGCTAGAACGAACGCTAAAGAAAGCGGAAGGCTGATGGTCAAGCTTTGTTTTTCCCGGTGCGGCATTTGTCGGGAAATCGTTGTGCCTTTTGTAGAGGCCAGGCGCGTAAACAAGAGGCTATGGGAAGAGGGCGCAGCAGTGTTCTGGACGGAAAGACTGTGATATGCTGACGAGGCTTCCTGCAGGAGCCCGTTGGCCAACGGTTAAGGGATTCCGTTCCCCAGTATCAAGAGGGAGCAGGGCCAACCCTGCTTTAATCGTCGTACAAAGAGGCTTGAAGAACCTCTCGACACCCTTTTGCTCTGCTGTTCTCGTTCGCTATTCGCAAACAGCGAACTGCCTTATTGCCTTTCCTGCTCTATCAACCAGTCTTTCAACTCCGCAACGTAGGCCCTGAGCGCAGCAGCTTTCTGCTCATGCCACGTAAGTCCAGTTTGTAAGTACAAGGCAGTGTGATTGTCAATGGCACGAAGGCATTGATGAATGCAGGCGTTCCATGGCTCCCTAGTGGGAGTGTTGAAAGTGCGCCTTTCGGAAGTCACTGCCCAAAGTAAGCCCTGATCTTCTCCAATCGTACAGGGGCGAAATCGTTGCGCTCTAGGCAGCTATTAAAGTAGCGCCTGTCTACTTGCCCATCGTCCGTGTAAACCAAATGGCTATGCAAGTGGCCGTGTACGTTGCCGACGTAACGCCCAGACAGGTTGCATGGATGCACGGGAATATGCGTATAGATCAAGCCTTCACGAAAGAATGCTCCGCGAATGTCATGGAAATACGGCAAGTAGTCCTGAAGACGGTAAATGTCGTGATTACCGCGAACCAATACCTTGCTCCCATTGAACCGATCTAGGAGTTTTAGCGCTGAACGAGGGATTGCCACGTCGCCCAAGATGTAAATGCGATCCTTTGTGTTGACCATTTTGTTCCAGCGATCAATCAAGGCTTCGTGCATTTCTTCAAGTGAAGAAAACGGGCGCACCGGAGATCCGTCAGGATTGATAAACTCAAGAATCTTGGAATGACCTAGGTGAAGGTCCGAAGTGACAAAAGCGCTCATGGCAGCTTGCTAGAGAATTTGTAACGACCTCCGTTCATGCGCTTAATGAACTCCCTGCTGGGAATGAAGGATGGCACCACATGTTCGGGCACTTTAATGATGCGTCTTGTGACGGGCAGTTCGTACTGCCTTGGTTGATGAATGCGAGGAACGAACGAGCCAAAGCCAGGGAGGCTTACGCGGAACTCTCTGTTTATCATTGCCTCAACGATCACTTCAAAGAACGTGTCGGTGATGAGGATGGCACGATGGTAGGGAATGTCGCATCTTGCAGCGACGAGACTAGCCACTCTTGTCCTGTTCATGAGGATGCGCGAGGTGGTGCCACTATACCAGAAGGGGAAAGGACGGAATCGAACCATCTACACCAAAGAGGTTTAGCCCCTTTAGTAGCCAGAGCCCAGTCTGGCATCTTTCCCAAAGGCCCCAGAGTTGCGCATCGTTGAGAGGCGTAGGGGCGCTCAGGAGGCGATCAGCCCTCCCGGCCTGCCGAAGCAGGACTTAGTTCCGTTGCTTTTACTGGGCGTCCCCAGTAGCAGAGCGGGAAACGCAAACCAGCAAGACTACTTCCCGACGACGCGGGTTCTTGGACTGGCTGCACACTGCCGACAGAGTAGCAGTGGTGGTGGACGAAGGAGCGAGCGTGGGCATCATCTGCAGAGCAAAACCCCGCGTAATGCACAGAGGCTCGCCCTCTGTCGCTTGAAACTATAGCACAAAGCCCAGGAGGGACTTGAACCCCCATCGCTGTCAGCGCTTCCACTAGCGTCCTAGGGAGAGGTGCTAGAGCCGCCTTATCCAATTGGTTCGCACTGGGCTGGAAGCCCTGCAAAGCAGGGCGCGGCCTATTCACCTACCGTAGGCAGGCAGATTTAGCGCATTCGTTTCAAAGAAACTTGGCATTACGCTTGCTTTCGTCTCATTCAATTCAGGCGCTTTTCCATGGAAGAATAGGCTATCGCTTTGACGAAGCCAGAAGTCTTTGTCCAAGTATTTGTTGGACGACTTGCCTAGCTTGTCGTAAATCCACAATGCAGTCATCTTGCGGAGCTTGTTCAGGCTTTCGCCATACTTTTCTCCTGCTTCTTTGCAGATTTCCGTATGACAGAAAGCGTGACAAATCTCATCTCTTGAAATGTCGGACGCAACAGTTCGCAGCCCTTTGTCACCATTGAAACGGAAGAATGGCAGGATCGTGAAGAACAAACTGCGCTCAAGAACGGCCACCTTGGCAATGGGGTGGGCAGGATGATCAATCCATGCTTGACGAATCTTCATCGCCTCTGCTTCAGCTTTCTCGTCCACGCCATGCGCAGCGGCCACGTAATTCAACGCAATGTCATGGCGCTCCTCGTCGAGAATGTTGCTCTCAATGCTTTCAATAAGGCCAAGCGTGCTCGGCAGATCGCGGTTGAGTCCTTCCAAGAGCATGTCCTTCACGGGAAGCTCTAGGTGGCGGATTGCAAGGGCACGGAAGATGGTTTCTTCAGAGCCAGGTACAAGATTGCCTTTAGTAACGGGCACGGCCTGCCAAGGGCGCTTGCGGGCAACAGCAGAGAAGTAGTCAAGAACGGCCATCGTTGATCAATGCGAGGAAAAGAAAAGACAGAAAACAAAGGGCCGATAGATCGGCCCCGTAGTCGTTGAGAAAGTGGTGGGAGATCATTCGGCGCAGGCCGCGCAGAAGCCTCCGTCAATCGAGCAAGATGCTTGCTCCTCTTCACTGTCCAAGCTAAAGAACTCGGCCAGACTCTCTTCCAAGTCTACCCCAACATCATCCTTGGCTTGCGTGCCACTTTGCACTTGCAAGGCGTAGTAGAGAGAAGTTTGAGGACTTTCTAGCCATTCGCGCAGGAAGTCTTCGTCGCAAACCACCATGTCAGACCACCAGTTAAGGGAGTAGCCGTGCAGGAGGCCAGTGCGCTCCATGAGTCGCATGATGCCATCTGCTACTTTGCGGAACGCTTCCCAGCCCACTTCCTCGGCAATTTCTACTGGCCCATATTCAAACCGCTCCACGCCCATTGTCTCACTATCCCTATCGACAATGCGGGCAATGGGAGGGGCGATTTCAGGGGCAGTGGTAAAGCCGCGAGAGTCAAGGTAGCGATAGGAGCAAGAAGCAGTGGGAGCAATGGCAAAGGCTCGTTCCATGTTGTACGAGCGTGCTACTTCCGCAGCAGCATCAATTGCATAGTCAAAGGCGCTTACGGCATCGCCAGCCTTTGTCTCATACCAATAGTCCCATTGCTCCGTGCCAAGCGTGTAGCTCTCTAGGGCGTTACCAAAATCTTCGTAAGAAATGCCGTGAATGGAGAGGAAGTTGGCAAGGCCAAGAATACCTAGGCCCACCTGTCTGTCCTCTTCAGGCGGGAGATATTCACTGGTGCGACCCACTCCAGTACGAGCGTGAAGCTCGCAAAGTTCTTTCATGCCAGCACTAAAGGCTTTCTCTAAATCATCAATGCCACATGCACCTGCGTTAATATGTTCAAGGAGGCAGGTTCCCCGAGACGGCATAGCCACCTCAAGGCAAACTTGGAAGAAAACTCTACTCCCAAAACGATCATACTTCTTTTTGACAAGCCACACGTCCCCATTGGAGATCGCTTGGATTAGTTTAGTTCTAAACTCAGAGGTGGTGTGCTCAAAGAAGTGTTCGTCTACGTTGATTGCTCGCTTCGCCCATTGAAGCTCTTGTCGTGTCATGGAAATAAATTCCATAGCATCGGGATGGTCGTAGTCAAGATGAAGCACTACAGCCCCATTCTTAAACTTGCCACCGCGACGAAGAATCTCATTGAGCGTTGAATAGATTTTGCCAAAAGAGCATGGTCCTGAAGCAGTAAGCCCTTTGCCGTTCTGTTCACCTCGCGGACGCAAGTTAGACAAATGCACTGCCACGCCAGCGCCATTACGAAGACCATGGGAAGTGAATCGCCAAGATGCTTCAATGCCATCACGGCCTTCCATTGAATCTTCAACGACAATTACTGCACAGCTAACCGGCAAGCGCCCCTCAGGGTCTTCCATCCAGCTTTCCACTCGTCCAGTGCGGGCAATCTTGTCGCAACGTGCCTTGTCCTTTAGCGCCATAGACGAAAAAGCCCGCGCAAGCGGGCGAGAATCAACAGAGGCAGACTAGCGCAGGACAGGGCTTCTTAACGGCTTAATCGCATAAGCCTTCATGATCTTCGACAGAGCAGCGGTCTTTCGCAAACAGGATGGCATCGTTGCGACTGCGGAAGTAGTACGGGCGTCCTTCCCAGGCAATGAACCATTGAAAACCAGGCCGACTGGCGCAAGGCCACACCTTGATCGCAGACACCATGAATGGCGCGGGAAGGTCATCAAACATGCCCATAAAAGAAGCCCCTAGTCAGTTAAGGCTAGGGGCAATGGGAAAAGCGTGGTGTTCAGAATGAACTATTTGCGTCTAAGACGATGGGGAGAGCAAGTGCCGCCGTAGCCGGAGCCGTAGACGTAGCCGGAGCCGGAGCCGTAGCCGGAGCCGGAGCCGTAGCCGGAGCCGGAGCCGGAGCCGGAGCCGGAGCCGGAGCCGTAGACGTAGCCGGAGCCGGAGCCGGAGCCGGAGCCGGAGCCGGAGCCGGAGCCGTCGCCTACGGGACGAAATATAGCGGTCATCACAGCCCCCAGTTGTCGCTTACCGGCACGCAAAAAATCTCTGCGCCTTCGGGCATGTCCACATCCGCCATTGGGCGAATGTCGGCGTTGCTGGGGTTTTCAATGACCTTGGCAAAGCCGCAGCTTTCCCAACGAAACACCCATACAGCACGACTGATCCTGATGCGGCCATTCTCACGGGTGATGTCACCAGCAAAAATCCAACCACGATCAACAACAATTACAGCGCGGTTGCCATTGGGTTTGGCTGCAGGAATAGAATCGGCCCTGACGTATTCCACGCCATTAACAGAGATGGAGGACAGTTCAGCGGAAGTCATGAGAAAAGAGCGATGGGGAATGAGGCAAGACAAGAATAGAGCAGGCTTGTTGCCTTGTCAAGCATCTACAGGAGGAAGGTAATGAGCAAATGCCGTTACCAGTGCTTCCTTGCCAATGCCGTCTTCTTTGCTTAGCCAATGATAAATGGCGCCAAACACTTTGTCTGCCGCTCTTTCTACTTCGCCATACTCGCTTTCACTGAAAAGCTCAAGGATGGCGCACACCTCGTCATAGGCGGTTTCAGGGGATAGGGACTGCTTGGCTTGTTCGGCTTCCTCTTTCGCCAGGAGGTAGCCAAAGGCTGCAGCGACACGCTTAGTTGCGCACAGCTCAAAAGCCTCAAACCTATCTACTAGCTGCTTGAACTCTGGCAACGTGGCATTTTCCACGGCAAGACTAATTAGGCGTGTTTGATGAAAGGGATGATCAGTCATTGGCTTCTTGTTGCGGCACCGGCAGGGCGTGGTGGGGGCGCCAGTGGGTCCAGTTGGTGCATTGCTCAGGGTTGTCAAGGACCCAACCGGGCTCCACGTCAACGCTCGTCAGCCAGCACCTCCCCTCCGCATCGCAATCCCCCGGCCCCGGCAACCGCTTAGTCACGGGCACCGGCTCGGACTGGGCCAAGGCAGCACGGGTGCGGTCCAGCAGCCAATCGGGGCCAGGATCACATTTAGGCCAAAGACCTTCGTTTGCTGCTATCTCTCCTGCTTGTTCTCCGAACAGTAGCAATTCAGCGCAAAGCGCTTTCCAGCCAGGAGCAAGATGATCAGTCATTGTTCTTCTCGTAGTAGTCAGCAGTATCTACCCAGCTTTGCAGAAGGGCTTTGTCGGAAGACGAAAGCTTCTCCGCCCCTCGCTGGCGGTCATACCAGTATTCGTGTCCCTGCTCAGTAAATACCCAAGCAAAAGCTTCGTCAAGTATTTCAACTTCGCCTCCAATCACTTTTATTGCGTCAGCTTTGGTGAAGTCAATGCTTTTCAAGAACTTTTTAGTTACTACAGGCTGAACAGCCTCTGTCTTTGCCGCTCTATCAGCAAGCAGCCTTTCCACTGCCTGGACAATCAGAGGCCACTCTTCAATGTCAATGGGAAGTTCGGTGTCAATTTCTTCGGCTCGTAGCAAGATACATTCATCTTCTCCTCCTTCGTCTTCAATGGTGACGCGGGTGGAATAGGAGGTTTCGACGCTAGGTACGGTTTCGTAGCCAAGGTTGCGAAGCGTGTAAGGCATGGTTGAGCCTTGAGAAACCTGCCTAGCATAAGCATCTACCTGCCTTCGTCAATCAGTCTCAACTGTCGCTTTGAGACTCAACACGACAGCGCTCCCTTGGCCGCGCCAGTAGTCACCAATCCGGCCAGGAGCCATCAAGGTCTAGCTCTTCCATGGAAGTGCGTAGGACTGTGGCAGCATGGCCAGTCTTGCCCGTGAGCGTAGGCGCGTAGCTGCCTTTCACGGAAGGCTGGAGCAGGGCCTTGAGCTTGCGGACTAGCTGGTTGTGCGTGCGCTTCTTGGCAATGGTGACAGACCACACGGCTTCAAAGCGAAGCAAGGTGCGGGAAGGCTCAGAGCGTACATTCATGGGGCTACGGGCGAAGAGAGCGAACGCTTTTGCGAGAGCGAGGGCTTTTGCCTTGCAATCGCTCATAGCCGTCAAAAGTCAGCCCATAGTAACCCCTCTTGGGTTTCGACAGCCAGCCTTCTCTGAATAGACGATGCAATGAATTGTAAATGGTTTGCTTCTGCACGAAAGTACATGCCTTAATAAGAGTGGCAGGAGTGACGCCACCACGATCTTTGCGAGCCGCAATTGCTTGCAAGATCCAATCATCCACCTTTGGCAGGCGCTGTTTCTTCACTGGCCCGCTCTGCTCTTCGTCTGTCGGCCGCCAGAGAAGCCTTCCACTGATAGTGCCAATTGTTTCCTTGGCAAGCTCCGTGTCGCAGGGCGCCTCTTCTCGCAAGTAGGCCATGAGCAATGGTGTGGCGTGGTACCAGCCAGTAACGCCAGCTTCTGCCTCCTTAAATCGCTTGCGAAGCACTTTCCACTCTCCATCCACTGGTCGGAAGGCTTTGAGCATCACCAAGCGATGGGGGGAGTGCCAGAGGTGGCCTGCAAGGCTGTGCCAGAAGTCCAGACCTTCTGAGTTGCCCATGAAAACGTGGTTTTTGTCGTTTTTCCAGGCGCAAAAGTAAATCCAGCCATTGATCACGGTCCTTGAGCGATTCATGGTCAAAAGAAAACCCAGTGCCCACCTTAGCTCATCGTCGCTGGCCTTGCCATTGCCTCCACTTACTCGTTTTTTCGTTACAATAGCGTTATGCGCAGCGTGTGTCTACGAGCAGTTGACGTGCCAACGCGCAGTGGTGCGAGCTGAACTGAGCGGTTACGAGCAGTTCAGAAGCCTCCGCGAGCCGCTACGAGCGGGAGCCCCAAGCGTTCCTGACCAAGCGGCTCTGCTCAACAACCCTCTTTGCATAGTTTCTACTGTGAAAGCGGAAGGTCACAACGCGCAAGAGCACCAAGCGTTCCTGCACAAGTGACCTTCCTTATGATTCTTTCCTAAGAAACCTTCGCCAGGAGCCCGTTCGAGCAGAGCCTCAAGCGTTTCGTTCAGAGGGCTCCCTCTCCCACTAACCATCAGCAATCTTCTTTCTTCTGGCGTGAGCGTTGAGTCTATGGGGAAGGTGTGCTTGCGTGGGGTTGGATAAACAAAAGAGTTCAATACTATACAAAGAAGAAGAAGACAGCACCGTACTGACCAACGCTCTTGGGGAGCTACCCGCTCAAACGGTGCTTCCTGCGCGAGAGAACAATGGGAAAGAAAAGGCGGCAAGACATCCCTAATTCCAGAACAAAGCCTTTTCTTAAAGCGTCTATACAACGTATCTACACAATAACTATCAGGAAAACAACTAACTGGTAATTATCAGGAATGCAACTAAAAGAAGCAATCGGCCTTTTGAACAATCGCTAGTGCTACTTCTCGTTCGGCCTGCTGCGAACAATCTCAATGCGCTCACTCCGGCTTGTAACTGGCTAGATCGTTTGACCAGCACGCGCTGGCTTTTGCTCGCTATCATGGCGCTTGCCACCATGAACCAGTTGTGCTTGTTGAAGCCATAGGAACCAAGAAGTGCTCTAAATGTGGGGAAATTAAGCTATTAAGCGACTTCGATAAACACAAGCACCAGAAAGATGGATTGTGTACTTATTGCAAAAAATGCCGCCAATTAAAAGATGAAGAATACTACAAAAACAATAGAGACAAGGCATCGCAACGAAAGAAAGAATACTATCAAAGCAATAGGGACAGGGTATTACAACACCTCAGAAAATACCGTCGAAATAATCGAGAAAGCATATCGCAGTACCACAAGGAATACCGTCAAAAGAATCCAGACAAATTAAGAGCAAAAAGTGCTCGCAGAAGGGCAACTAAACGCAATGCCACCCCGCCATGGGCAGATCAAGCGGCCATCAATGCAATCTACGCAGAAGCGCTATGGCTTCAAGACTTCACTGGCGAACTTTGCCACGTTGATCACATCGTTCCATTGAAAAGCGATTTCGTCTGCGGCCTGCACGTACCAGTCAACTTACAAACACTTCCAGGCGTGGAGAACCTTTCTAAAAGCAACCGCTCATGGCCCGGACAGCTTCCCTGTCAAACCAGGCGAGGCATTAATCATCAATGGTGGAAAGAGCTTTACGCTCAGACCATTGCCTTGGAAGCATAGACCTCCTGCTACGAACAATCTTATGACCTCACTCCAGCTCGCTCATTAAAGATCGTTCGGTCAGTCGCAACTAGCTTCTGACGGAGTATTGGCACAACGGGCAATACTAGGCAAGTATTGGCCTTTCCCCATTGACAAACAATAAAGCATTGTGGGGATGAAAAATGAAAACTCGATGAAAACTACGAGCCACTTGGCAGGGGATACCCCCACCCACCATCATCACACTATCCCGTTACTGCGCTACAACACTACCGTTATATGCGCATACAACGCTACCGTGATACAACCATATAACACTATCGTTATGCTGCTGTCAACCGTATAACAGTATCGTTATGTAATGGTAAGGTTAACCCATTCTTAACCATATAACGCTATCGTTATGCCGGAAAGCGTGGATTTTCCCTCTCCCACATTAAAAGGCCCCCCTAGCCTGGAAGCTAAGGGAGCAACTGTAGCAGTGGCCGGACTCTAAAGGACTGGCAAACCTAGGCGCGTTAGGTGGCTCCTGGCAGGTCGGATTCTATGAAGCTTGACAAGGCCACAATGTAGCGTAGCAGTGTGGTTGTGCCCCTTCCATTGTCGAGAATAGGCTAGAGAGAATTGGGCAAAACATAGCGCTAGTCTCGCCCGGTGATGCCATGGGAGGATGATCATACCGTAACCACGTCTTCGGCGTATACACTATCAATGCGGTTATTACAATGGTCGCAATACAGGCTAGGGTCTTCATAATTCACATCTAGGGCAGCAATCGCCCACCCATCGGAACCGTAAGTAAATCCGATAGATTTGTGCTCACTTGCGCAGCACTTATGACATAAGCAACCACCATCGGTGGTAATTGCAAACATAGGGTAGCCTCCTGGCCATGCGTAAGGGCTGGCGACTAGCTGATCTCGCAATTTGCGAGACTGTAGTTGGATGCTTCGGAGCCGAGAATAATCCATGACTAGCAAGGGTTCAGTCTCAGTGAATGGGGGAAATGAACACGATTGAAGAATGCCCATAGGGCCGTAGCTCGATTGTCTCGCCTAGGTCGTTTCTGCGGCATCTAGTGCCCGATAGGCCGATGGCCCGCTTTGCCTTGCGCACTAGGGCTAGATCACTGGCACCATCAGGCAGTTCGACAACTGCCCTGGTGCACCACGAATAGTTAGCCTCACCACCAAAAGTGTCAGTATGCTCCACCGAATACTTCCGCCATGGCGTAAGTAATGTGACTTCTACGCAGTCGCAAGCTAAAACGCCATACGGGCTGGCGTCGTGATGATGACAAAAACTAGGCTCACAATCATCAGGCAGCCAGACAGTAGCCGCGCCTATCTCATTAGCGCAGAATCGCTGATAGGCACGATAATCCGTAGGGTCATTGTAGTAATCGAAGCTAGTTTCGTCGCCATTGATAATTGCGCTAAGCCAATGGGCGGGGATTAAAGGTGTAGACTCAGTAAAGTTCATTGTTCGGAAATTAAGAGAGCGGATTGTAGCAATTCAATAAAGGAGGCGTCTTCATAATCGCCATTAGAATCAACAGTGATAAGCCATCGGCGCAAGTGTTCCTCTATCGCAGAGTTTTGGGCATCTAGCAGACGAGACTTAAAATCAAACATTAGACGCGGTGTGATAGTTGTATAAATAAATCACGCCATCATCACCTAGATAGGCGCCGTCTTCTATGTGTGGTTGTTCCTTTGCATACTGCCTGGCTAGGGTGCCAATTTTATATTCAGCAGATTCAGAACGGAAGTGATCATTAAAGCCGACTCCATGGCCTAATCTGACGCACAAATAAACCAACTCTATCCTACCTGGCCATAAATCATCTAGGCTCAAAGCCCCTAGGTTTGCTTTCACTATGGCAGCCTCTAATCTGTCTGCCCACTGATAAAATTCATCCGTAAGCCTGTTCAAGTGGGGGGCATAGAAGCTTGGCGCCGTGGCATTGTCGCCGCACTCTTCCTCGCATAGATAAAGAATACTTGTTGCTAGTTCAATTTTTCTGGGATTCATGGGAGATAATTAGAAGGGGTTAGTCCAGTTGAATGCTTGCGAATCGCTTACTAGGCCCGACTTGTTCAAAGTATCCACGTAGTCATTAAAAGCCTCTCTTTTAGCAATAACATCCCCTCTCCATTGAGGGGCATTCTCTAAGTGTTCCCTCCACGACTCGCGGAAGTCTGCTAACACTTGAGCTTTAGTTAGTCTTTTCATGATGGGAGGTCAGATGGGATAAGTGACAGCGATCTAGCAACAGGCAAGCGCCACACTCGAATAACACTGGTCAATAGGGAACCCGCGACCGGCCAAGTCCGATTCGCGGTAATAATACAACGCGCAACCCCTAGGGTCGGCTTGGTGATAGATTAGCCCGCCGCACTTAGCGGCCAATTCTGCCGCCTCCCTGAGCAATTTTGCCTGTTGGTTAGGGATGATGCCACCCTTGAGAGTGCAACTGCCGTAACGGTCGGGATAGTAGCGGCGGGGGATCGTGCATTCTGCGTCATCCCATTGGATGGCGCCGTTGCATTCATCCTCTGCCCACTTATGCAGACGGCGCTGAATTGCGCACAAACGATTGAAAACGGAAGCCCGTAAATCTTTGTTTGTTGCCATGGGATTGTAGAGAGAAGACGGAAAAGAGGAAAAGAGATCAGGCCAGGCAAACTCTCACACGATGCCTGGAGATGCCTAATTGAGAAGCTATAGCACGTTGTGACAGGCCAGCGCGGTTAAGACAGCGAACTTTTAACGCTTGCCGCTTGTCGGCTCCCATGGTGGCCAGGTCGATAACAGCGACAACTAGCAGCAAGGGAATTAGGCAGTAAAAAAGAAAACAGGACATAGGGAAGTTGCAAAGGGCGCTCCGTCTCCGAAGCCCCCTAACAATAAGCGCAAAGAATCGTCAAGCCAGGCCAGTCTGTCGCATTGTTGCAACTCTTCACAATCCGCCAGGCCAGAATAGTTGAGAATGATTCTCGTTATCAATAACCGCTAAATTGAGAATAATTCCCATTGTCATTCTGCCTAGCCTAGTTGAGAATGACTATCATTAACAACTGGCTGTTTGCGCCTGCTTGAATGATAATGATTCCCATTATTAGACCATAAAAGTGAGAATGATTCCCATAGTCAGCCCGTAACGGTGAGAATGATTCTCGTTATTAGGCCAGGAAACCAAGACATGGGCCAATTGAGAATGAGAAGCAATAGCAGTAGGAATGAGAACGATTCTCATTTTAAGCATAGATATAAGGCCGCCTATATTACCGTCTTTCGCTTAGTCCCCTTATACCGCATCTTGATTTGTTTCAAAATTTTTCCCTCGCCCTATTACCGCTTGCTAGTTAGTCCTCAACACGTTTCAACTACTTCCCATCGAGGCCCATATTCCTCCAACCATTGCTTCTGCTCTGTTTCCGTCTCTGGCCAGTCCTCAGGCTCTGCGAGCACCACGGCAGTACACAATGCTGGAGCCCACTGCGCAGGCTCCCAGCGGCTTTCAGGAAGCAAGCAGCGCATGTCATCAACAACAGCCTCAACGCGCACAGTTCCCCTGTCGGTATCACCTTGCCAGCGTTCAATGAAGAGAACTGTCATGATCAGGCCCTCTTGAACTTAGACAGGCACAGTTGCCACAATCCTTCGCTCATGCTGCCAAGGCGATAGAGCCTGTAAGCCCGTGGCGCATAAAACCAGCCGCCTTCGCCATCAGGCTCTGGCTCTCCTTCATCCTGCCAAATGCCTTTACATTCTCCATTGTCGTCAAACAAGCCGATTTGATACTCACCATCGGCCATACATTGACGAATGTGGCGAATTGCATCAGTGAGAGAATTAGCCTGATACATGCCTTGTGTGGGCGGAAAGTAGGGGCCGTTGCTGTCGCAACTGCGAACTGTTGCCATGGTTCAGAGGAATCGAGAAGTGGTAGAAAGAACAGCGCCAGACAGGGTAATGAGCTGCTTATGGTCTGGAGTGAGGTGGAAGATAGCTTCTTGGTTGTACATACGAGCCAGAAAAAGAGCCTTCTCTAAAGACAAACCACTAATGCCCCATCCTTGCTCTTCCCATTGTCCATCTCGAGAGCAGCCTGTGGTTTCAATGAGGGAAACATCGCTGCGTAGCTCGCCAATAGCACGAAGAAGGCGGAAGTGTCTGTCTTTATTGATTACAGGAGGCAGCACTGTTCCAAACGGGTTGAATGCAGTGATGATAAACAGAGGAGGGTCGATGGGAAGGGGAATAGCATCAGGCCCTGTGAGAAACACAGAGCCATGCTTGATTGTCGCGGAAGAATAGGCAATCCAACGGGCCTCTTCTGTTTGTCTCACCAGTCTCTCACTTGCACAGGCATGAGTAGTAGTTGCACCTCGGTATCTTCCAAGGAAGCGGTAAAGAGCATTGCAGAAGTGGGCGATGCAAGGTGCATCTTGATGTTGCCAGTCTCGGAAAACTTGGCCACCACTTCAGAAATGATTTTCATATAAGAGGCGTTGAATGCAACAGGCTTGCCAGGCTTGTTGCTCATTTGCTCTTCACTGGGGAAAATTTGCTCAATCTGCGGGAATTGATAAGGCAATAATTGGCAAGGGCGGGCCTCAAGCATGTTGAGTTCTTCCTTTTTACCGCCATAGAACCTCACCTCTCCTTCTGCACTGTTAATGATGACTTTGCGGGCGTAAGCCACTTTCTTCTTGAAAGCAGACAAAGGCACCAGCAGTTCATCATTGTCCATAGAACAATGCTGCCCCTTTTCGACATAGGCACGAAAAGCATAGTGACCGTTGGTTGCTGCCACCCTGATGGTGGTGCCGCAGTTCAGAAGGTGGATGCCCTGCAGGGCTTCCTTGCATTCATCTTTGGAAGCGAATTGAGCAGCGGCTTCAAGAATGTAGGCCGGAAGTTCAGTAGTGATCATGGGAAGCTATGAGGAGGGAATGATGAGCAACGATTAAGCGCCAATGCTTTCGGCGAACTCCTCAATACTGTCTTGCGTCATCAGCAGTTCAGGGAGAAAACAGCCGGAGCGGTCAAGGTCGTTTTGCAGGAGGCGGGAATCAATGGACCAGCCTGCCTGACGGATGGCATCAATTCGCTGCTGGAGTGAGGAGCGAAGGGCGGAAGCGTTGATCATGGCTGAAAAGAGGAGTGAGGCTCTCGCCTCTTGGAACTAACAATAGAACGAAAAGGGGCCGTTGCCAGCCCCTTCCATTGATGATCTTTGCTTATCAAGCCGCCAGGGCCAGGGCATGGGCCTTGGTGATGGTGGCAGCTCCAGTGCCCCACCATTGACTCTCCAAGCGCCGCCTGGCGGTTTCCAGGTCGTTGCCACGGCCTGCTTCATGCGTCACCCACTCCGTCACGGCGTTGTAGGCGCCCCAGTAGGTGCCCTCCACGCCTTTGATGTTGAAGCCGATGCCATCACCACTGAACTTATTGGCGATGGTGTCCCACTGGGGCAAATCAGCCAGTACCTTCGGGCGAGCCGTGGCCTTGTCGCCTCGCTTATTATTCACCACTCCAGCAAGCTGCTCGCTGAACACATCGCGACAGTATTGAGCAAATTGAGCAGAGGTGCAGGGCTTTGCGGCCATTGCTTCCAGCTCTGCCAGACCAGCAGTGAACTGTTGCCGCTTGATGTCGATGATCTCCGGCAGGCGATCAATCATGGCGTTGCAGTTCATCGTATGACGGATGCTGATGCGCTTGCCCTTGGCAGCAGCACCAGTGCGGTCGGCATGGCCGAGGGCCTGACTCAGAGTGTTGGCACACACCACGCGCACGGGCGTGAAGAGGGTTTGGAAAGCAAGGGAACCGTCGTGGCTAGTGGCGCCCACAAGGTACTGGCAGATTTCATCGCCTTTCACCACTTCACCTTCCGCTCCATTGATGCGAGCCGTGAAAGTGACTTTGCGGCCTTCGTCAAGCACGCACACTGCACTGATTTCTGCATCTTCGTGGAGAGCTTCAGACAGTTTGATCAGTTGCTCGTTTTGAACAATGGTATAAGAGTCCTTTTGGACGCTCAGCACTTTGCCATTGTCCCCGCGAGTGATGGCTTGATAGCCCTTGATGGGCTGACCAGTGGGATCGAGAATGGGAGTGGAAACGATCTCCCAGTCGGCTTGGCCGAGGGCGAAGGCTTCGCGGGCAGGCATGGTGCCGTCTACTACGTGGCCGAGGCCGTGCCAAGCGGCCTTGCCGTGGAAGAAAGCGCCGGAAGAGAATTGGTGAGCCATGGGAAGGAAAAGAGGAAAGGAAAGAGCGGGGTCGAGCCGCTTGAGAGAAAAGTTAGCCCTTATGTCGAGAAAAGTCAAACGGAACAAGGGCCGCTTAACAGGCTGTCACATTTGGTCGCAAATGCCCATGAGCACCTCGCCCACGTATTTGATGGTCTGCTCCAGGCCAGCGAAAGCAGCAATGCGCTCGTCGCGGGCTCTGTAGTAGGCATCAGGCCCTTGCGGGTAGAAATCCCTCCCGTTACAGGCTGTAGAAGCAAACGCTTCGCGGGCCTTAAGGAGGGCGTCGTAGGCCGCTGCGTATTCGTCGCGCAGCGTGGTGCGCCCTGTGCCGTTGAGATGGAGAGTGGGAATAGTGGTCATGGCTGGTGGTGAAGGGGAGACTCTCGCCTCGTTTCCCAACAATACAGCACTTCCTCCCCACCATCGCCTCTTGTCACAAGCGTTCACAAAACAGGCTTCCACGGTGGAGGCTCCAGCCCATCCACCACGGCAATGCGCCTGCGGTTGACAGCTCCAATGCGCAGAAGCGACCGCGCCTGGCGTTCTAGCGCTTGCCTGTCCGGTCCTGAGTCAAGCAGCTCCCAGTGAGCAGCGGGATCAGGCAAGAGCCTGCTCAGCCACAAGCTATGACCCAACGGGCGCTCAACGATG